GAACGTCACGACGTTCGAGCTCGACAGATCGAAGGCGCTGTTGCCGGTCGCCCGCACCGAAACCGGCGCGTTCGCGGCGACCACGTAGTCGCCCGCCACGTCGACCCGGGCGGTACCCAGCGTCAGCGTGCTGGTGCCCGTGTTCACGCCGGTCACCGTGTTGGCGACACCGGCGATCGACACCGTCAGCGGGTTCGACGCGGACACCGCGGTCGGCACCCCGTTGACCATGACGGTCTCGAAACCGTTCGTCGACGCCACGATCATGCTGGTGTCGGAGGAGCCCGCGGTGGTCACCCAGGTGCGGCCACCCGAGTACGCCTTGTACAGCTTGTTGCGGGCCACCTGGTTGATGGTCTGACCTGCGTTGATGCCCAGGTTTTCGATGTCCGCGAGGAACTTCGAGGCGAGCGCCATCGCGCTGCCGAGCATGTTGGTGTCCATGCTGTTGGCGTACTGGTCCATGGTCACAGACCACTGCTCGAGCGTGTACGTCGCCGCCGACGGGTCCGAGCCCGTCACCGGGGTGGTCACCGGCGCCAGCAGGCCCTTGCGGGTGAACGTCTTCGTGTCGCCCAGCCCGCCCTGCCACGGCTCGGAGTCCGCGATCTGCGGGAACAGGAAGTTCGGCACGAGCGCGTCCCGGAACACCCGGTCGAGCATTCCGTTCTGCAGCATCGCCTGGATGCCCGCAGGCAGAGCCGCACGGACACCCGCGTGCCGGTCGAGGCGGAACCACGGCCGGGCCGTGCGCCGCTGGACGTTCATCCGCGGGCGGGCCGCGGTCATGGTGATGGTCATTCCTACTCCTCGATGATTTCTACGGACACGAGGTCCGGGAATTGCTGGGCGTACATCTCCAGGCCCAGCAAGGCGGTTTGCGTGATTGCCGTGATGGCGGCGCAGACGCGGCTGTCCTCGGCGTGGCCCTCGTGTCCGGACACCTCGATCGAGGTGAGTCCGTCGCCCAACCGGGCACGGACTGCGATCACGAGCGCTGCCTGTAGCCGTACTTCGCGAGCTCCTTCGCGACTTCCTCCTTGGGGGCGTCCAGGAAGTTGGTCGCCGGAACGGGAGGCCGCGGGCCCTGGCTCGGGTCGGGCTTCGGCCGCGGCTTGGCCGCGGGCGGCTCAGGCGTGGCCTCGGGGACCGGCTGGGGCTTGGCCCAGTGCGGCTTGCGCTCCAGCAGGTCCGTCAGGTCGGCCTCAATGGCGTCAGTGTCGATCTCTCCGGAGTCGTCCACGTACCTGCTGGGGTCGCGCATGAGGACGTCCACAGCGTCGCCCGCGTCGGCGAACTGCTCCCGCGCCGCGGACTTGACCTCGGCCTGTACCGCGCGGGCGACCGCCTTGGCGGCCTGCTCCTGTGCGCGCTCCGCCTTCGCGGCAGCCTTGTCGAGCTCGGACTTATCGCGGTCCTCGAACTCCTGGACCTTCTTCGCCAGGGCTGCGGCCTTGCGCCGCTCCTCGGCAGCCTCCTTCTTCGCCGCCGCCTTCTCCGCCTTGATGGCGGCGAGGGCCTTCTTGCCGGCGTCGCCGAGCTTGTCGGCGCCCTCAGGATCCGGCTCCGGTTCGTCAGGCTCTGCCGGCTCCGGCTCGGGATCTCCGACAGGCTCGGGTTCCGGGTCTGCGGGCGGCTCCGGCGCCGGTTCGGGTGTGGGCTCGGGGTCGTCGTGACGGGTCAGGGTGAACCAGGTGGCGCCGGTTGCCGGAGCCGTGAGCGTGTCAGACATTGCGTCTCTTTCGTGTGCATGCGAAAGGGGCGCCATTGCGGCGCCCCTTGGTTGTGCGGTCTCTACAGCAGATAGCCGTTGCGACGGAGCAGCCGGAGCTGCTCGCTGCGGCCGTCCGCGATACGGAAGATTTGCTCAGGCATGAGACGGGGGGTGGTCACGCGCGTGTAGCGCATGGACGTCGCCTCCCCGAACCGTTGCCCGGGAAGGCGCGCGAACTCTCCGCCCGCTCGCCGCAGCCGACTGCCGTACAGGCCCCGCCGCGTCGTACCCTCCGACGTGACCTGGAGGTCACGGCCGAAGACGTGAGCGGTCGACATGCCGCGGCGGGCGTTCACGACCTGCCCGACGTCGGCCCCCTCGCGGATCGCCTGCGCGCCGGCATCGGTGAATACCCGGCGCTGCTCGGCGGCCGGCATTCGGTCGAACAGTTGCTGCGGGGTCGGAACGCCCGGCCATTCCTGCTCGCGCAGGGGCGCCGTTACGCAGTCGCACGAGGGATGACGTAGAAAGCCCTCCGAGTACGTGTACATGCGACCCGACAGGATGATGCACCGCGAGCAAGCGGGCAGCTGCACGATCCTCACGTAGGCCACGCACGACCGGTTCGCCGCCATCCCGACCTGGTCTGCCGAACGGGCCGTATCCGCGATCGCCGTCGCCGCATACCGGGCCATGTCGGCGAGACCGCCGATCATCGCCTCCTCCGGGGTCAGCCCAGCGGCCAGACGCCGACGGACCCCGATCGCGGGCAGGAACAGCAGCGTCTCCAAAGGGCCGCCGTCGGGGGCGATCCCGGCGAACGCGCCCGCCAGCAGCGTCGCCTCCGCCAGAGCCGACCCGCCCTGGGCCGCCATCTGCGCGGCAATGTAGGCCTGCGCCGCGTCCGCCACCGTCAACTGGCCCTCAATGACGGCATCGGCGATCGCAGCACCAGCCTGCCCGAACAGGTCGTCTTCGATCGAGTCGGCGGACAGGCCACGCCAGATCTGCTGAATCCGCTCGACAATCGCCCGCACCGTCAGCGACACCTGCTCGTAGCGCCTCCGGCCGAGATCAGCCGGCGCTGCCACCAGCAACCCCAGCCATCTCCGGCACGACCTCTGGCTCAGGCGGCGGCTCCTCCACCGCGTCCGGCTTCGGCCCGAACAGCGGTGTCACGTCGCCGCCAGCTAGACGCTGCATCACGTCCTGAGAGGCAGCCTCATCTTGCTCTTCCATGCGAGCAATCTCCGCCTGGGAGAAGTTCAGCCGCTCCCGAGTAGCACGCAACGGAACGATCTTCGCCGTGAACAGCTTCACCGCGGCGTCCGCCGCCTGTGCCACCGTGGGAGTGGAGGCGTCATGCCAGATCGTCTCCAGCGCCCGCGCGTCGTCATTCCACTCGCCGTCACGCACTCGGATCACCAGCCGCATGACCCGCTCCCACGCCCCGCCCCACGCCCGCTGCTTGCGCTCCGCACGCTTCACCAGACGGGACTCGGAGGAGCGGATCGCATCAGCGGACGCCGGATTGGCCGTGGACTGGCCCAGGAAGTACGGCGGCAGGCCCGACAAGGAGGCAACCAGTTTGGCGAGTTGCTCCAGCGTGGAGTGAAAGTTCGCCAGTGACGTCTCGGGGAACTGGATGACGTCGGCGCCGTCATCCTTCCGGTTCTTCTCAGTCGCCCACATCCGGCCGATGATCCGGCTGAAGGCGCTGAGCCTGCGCCCCTGCTCGTCGACGAAGTCCTCTTCGCCGAACCCAAACGCCACGCGCCTCGGGGTGGCGTGGTATTCGGCGGACACCATCATGTCGGTGGCGATCTTGCAGGCGGCGTCCGATAGCGGAATCACATCCGCCAACTCGCTCGTCCCATCCGCACACTTCAGTCGCGGCCGGTTCGCCAACACCTCCACCGGCACCGCATCCATGCCGTGGTCATCGCGCGGGAACTCCGGATCCTCCGCCCAGTCACCGCTGTCCTTGACGAACCAGATCGTCGCCTCCGGCAGATACAGCGTTGCGTGGTCGACTGCCGAAGGGCCCTCGCCCTCACGCCACCGCTTCACCGCGGCAGCCACCCGGCGCGTGCGCGGATCGTGCTCCGCGTACATGTCGAGCGCGCTCTCGACGGTGACGATCGGCGTGCTCTCGTCCTCGTCGTTCGAGCCGACCACGACGTATGCGCGCTTCATCACCAGCGCATCCAGATGACCCTGCTGCGATTGCTCGTCCAAGTCGTTGGCCTGCCAGATCCGCCACAGCTCCGCGTCAGCTTCGGCCTCACCAGGGAAGCGGAAACCCTCCACATCCAGGCGTTCCTCGATCGAATCGACGACGAGCCGCGGCCAGTTGATGACCACCTGGCGAACCGACTCCTCGAGTTCCCGCTGCAGCTCCGGTGCCATATAGGAGAGCGGCTGCTTCCCCTCGTAATACGAGTTCAGCCGCTCCAGCTCACGCTTCTCCCTGTCATGGCAGTCGATCAGATGCTTCAGCCACTCCAGCTCGGTGCGCTCCACAGCTCACCTCGCCTCACCTGAGAACCAGCATCTTCGACTTCTTCTTCGGCTTAGCCTGGCCCGCTGCCACGGCATCACCCGCGGCCTCGTGAGCGAGGATTGAGCACATCGCCACGTCGATCTTCTGTGCCTCGGAGGCTTTCTTCAGTACGTACCGGTTCGCCGGCCGGGCCGCCTTGCGGGCGTTCCGGATGTGCTGAGTCGCCCACTCGCAGCCGTCGTGGCGAAACGTTGAGTCCCTCTTGGTCACGTCCGTCGCCAGGCGCTCGGCAGCGCCGTGCATCTGGGCGATCCGGTTCGTGTACCAGCGGGCAACCCGCTTCTCCCCGTACCGCTCGGCAAGCGAGTCCACCTCGGTCTCCCAGTACGGAGGATCCAGATAGGCGCGCACCACGCTGTACGTGGAGAACACCTCGTCGAACGCGGCCATGACCTCCAGCCGTGGCACCTGGCCGCCCCAATCAGCCGGATTCCACACCGTCGGCCGAGCATCCGGTCCGTAGGTCGGGGTGAACTGGTAGCCGTCGAGCGTCTCCAGGCGGATCCCGGTCCAGTCGTCGATGTCCGAGCCGTCGAAGCCGAGCGTCACCGCGGTGCCCGGTGCGACCTCCCGAGGCTCCCGCCGCAGATCCCAGCGGTCGCCGTCGATGTACGCTCCTGTACCAGCGACGATCCGGTTCAGGTAGAAGCGTTCGGCCTGCGCTGGATCCTTCTCTGCGATCTCGACCAGCTCGCCGTCAATGCGGTCCAGGTCAACCCAGCCGCCGGCGAGCACGGAGGAATCGCCGTAGGCGTGCCGCAGCGCCTTGTGCCGCTCCCGCTTGTTCGCCAGCGACGCCGGAGCCGGAATCCGGTGATCGCGGTACACGTCCTTCACGGCCGACTCCGCAGTCCGCTGCGCCACGCTCTGCTCCGACGGATCCCACGCGTTCGTCGTCTCCACCGCCCGACCGCCGGTCCCGGACAGGTTCCTCCGCTGAGTCTCGGCGAGCTTCCAACCGCCGTTCCTCTCAACCCACGAATGAGTCTCGTCCTGCACCGCGAAAGTAATGCGCTGCCCCAGACGGGCCCGGCCTGAGCTGGTGACAGGCTCAATCCGCCCGCCGCCAGGCAAGTTGATCCGAGTCTCGCCCGTGTCATGGATCAGGTCCGCAAGCGGGCCCTCATCGATCATCGGCACCAGGGCGCGATACACGTTGTCCGTCTGATCCTCGGACGTGGCCGCGATCTGGATCCACGGCGTCTCCCAGGCCCGGCCAACAGGCTCGCCGTCGGCGTCCCATCCGGCGAACCGCACCGGCCCGACCGCCTCCGCGCACACCATCGCGCACGTCAGGGGCCCCTTTCCCCACTTCTGAGGCCGCACCAACTGGCTGCGCCGATACGCCCAAGCGGAACGCCAGCCCTCCTCCGTCGCGTCAAGGCGCAGCCGGTAATGCCAGGCAAGAAACGTCCACATCTCGTCCGTCAGCAAGTACTCGTCGCCGATGTGGTCGCCATCAGGGATGACGCACATCTCCTGAATCCACTGGCCGATTTGCCATCCGAGCGTGGGGAACTCGCCGGCGTATTCAGGCCCTCGCCAGGACACGGTTGCCGTCCGGGGCAGGCAGGTCGCGCGTGTCGGCAACACCGAGCGCACGGTATGCGGCATGCATCGCATCCCACATGGCCTGCTCCTCGTACTCGCCGCCAGCGGGCCGCGGACTCCCACCGTAGGTGAAGGCCAACGCCCGGGCGCACTGCACCAGCGCCGCCCGCTCGCGGCACCACTGGGCCTTTGCGTCCATCGGATGTATCGCGGCCATCACGCCTCACCCGCAGCCTTCGGATCCACCACGCGCAGACGCTGGCGTGCACTGCGAGGCTTCGTCGCCGCGCGCTGCTGCCGCTGCTCCCCGACCTCATCCGGTGCGACCTCCCAGCGCAGCCGAAGCATCGCCAGCGGCGACAAGCCGAGCCGGTCGGACAGCTGACGTGCCTCCTTCGAGGCATCTAGGTCGCCGAGCTCGGCCTTCACCTTCCAGCGGACGTACTGAGCAACCTCCCGAGTCCAGCCCATCCGCTCCCAGGCCACCGCCTGAGGCGTCCCCCACAAGTCCCGCCACAGCTCCACCTCCAGGGCGGCCTGCGCCTCAAGTTGCTTGTCCAGCACCGTCGCCGACGACTGTGCAGCATCCAGCTTCCGCTGCACCGCGGCGCGCTGCCGGCCCTGCAAGTCCGGCTCCAGCAGCTGCAGCTCCAGCTCGTCGGCGTGGCGTTGGGCCATGTCGCGCTGAGCTGTAGTGACGACGTCATCGATCAGCGGCCACTTGGGCGGATCGCCCGTCCGGCCGCATGCCGGCAAGCGGGTCATCGCGACCGTGGCATTGCGCCTGCGTCGCTCCCCGGCCGGCTTGGGAGGAGGTCCCATACCTGCCATGACTGATCAACTCCAAGTGCCGTTGCGGCACGTCGGCGCCGGCCGTTGCGGCTAGCGCGGGTCACGCTGGGCCACCGGGTCCCCGATGATCATGGGATCCCAGACCCGTACAGATGGTCAGCGCCC